GAAGAATGCAAACGATTAAAAAACCTACTATGAATCAGATGGACCAATTCCTCCGGATCGCAAACGCACGCCTACGTAAGATCTATCCAAACAAAGCCCAGCGCCGAGCCTGGGCAGCGAAGATGTATGTAAGATGGGTGAGCCGCAAACAGAGCTAATGCGTACCAAAGTGGTACACAAAGTAAGGGTATAACCTTACGATGTTGTCACATAAGTAAGGTAATAGTGTGACAAAGTGTAAGATAAAAACACCACAAAGTGTAAAATAACCCCCTAATGATGGGATTTAACACCAAAGAGAGATGAAAACAAAAGCGCAACAACTTAACATCAAAGAGTTTCCATTTGAAATTAAGAATGAAAATGGAAAAGTGATTTACTATGAAAACGAAAACGGCTTTTGGTGGAACATTGAATATGATTCAGATGGTAATAAGATTTACTCTGAAAACTTCCCAGATTATTCAAGGAAATGGAAATACGATTCTGATGGAAAGGAAATTTACTATGAGTTTAAAAGATGGAATGTATCGCATTACCTAAACACAAAAGAGAGATGAAGGACCATAAACCTAACCGAAGACGACGCAGAGCGATGCAGCGCATCGGAGACAAGATAGCAGAACAGATATATAAACAAAGGGCAATAAAGAAAGCTAATGATACGGAAAAGGAAACACATCCGGGAGATACAGAAGTACCTGGAGATGCTAATGATTGACAACGTCAATATGACGATTCAAGCAAGCCGCTTCGGCTGGACGCCGGAGCTGCAAAACCAAATTACTAACAGCGCACTCCTGATCAGGAAGTACCAACGCAGGCTGCGATTAATCAAGATGTGATGGATATTATAGATTTGTGCAATAGAGATAAAGAAGAAAACGGAATAGAGAATGACTAAAGACACTGCGCTACGAGAAGCATACGAAATCATATATGCAGCATTAGATAGAGCAAAAGAAGAAAACGCTCACATCCAATATCAATATGGTCTAGAAGACGCATTGGAAATACTAAACGACTATCGGGCTAGCCTGAAGTTCCAAGACACGATCAATGATAAGCGTTGAGATAGATAAAAACCTAAAGATTAGTATATGGAATGCTCTCCTGGAGCACTCCGTAGCTAATCGAGGAAAAGGAGACGGAACCCAGGAACAACAATACGTCGGCCTGCTAGGCGAATACACAGTAAAGGGACTGCTAGGAATAGACTACGAACAGCTCTCCGGCTTCGACGGAGGCTACGACCTAACCATCAAAGGAGCAAGAGTAGACATCAAAACAATGGGAAGGACCGTGGATCCCCAGGACCACTACGTCAATAACTTCATAGCCTACCAGCAAGACTTTGACTGCGACTACTACATATTCTGCAGCATCAACAAGACGACAAGCATCCTGACGATCTGTGGATACCAAGACAAGAGAACGCTGCTAGAGGTCGCTGACTTCTTCCCGGAAGGAAGCGTAAGATACAGAGACGACGGTACCAAGTTTAAAATGAAGGCACCAACATACGAGATCAAAAACAGCGATCTAAAACCAATTAATGAAATAGAAGATATATGGAATCTCCAGGATCAGACCTGATGCTTATAAACAAGCACAACTACAAAAGAATGGTAGACATCCTGGTCCAACTCTATATGAGAAACAAGCTCGCTCCAGACGAGCGAGAATTTGTTAGGGGATTAGTTGACTTTGAATAATTAATACACTACGTTCGATACAAACAAAAGGGACTATGAAAAACTACACACACCACTTCGACATCGACGGCATAGACATCTTCGCCGTCGTATGGTACGAACCAGGACAGGAAGGAAGCTATGAAGATCCATACATAGCACCGAGCCACGAGATAAGAACAATGTGGATCGGAGATCAACTACTTGATCCATCGACAGATCTCTTCTGCTACATAGAAGAGAAGATCCAAGAAGAACTCGGAACACCGATATGATAGATGGATGGTTTTGCTACCTATGCTCTACGGGAGCAACTGATTATTATCGGAGAGATGATCAAAGACAACTCCGACAACCTTACTGCAGTACTACAACTCGAAGCGATGTACGCAGCGATCAGCTTCTGTATGACATCGATCGAAAAGATAGAGCGAAGGATCCTGGAGGCACAGATCAAGAACGGTCACCTGGAGATTGACATCAGGCAACTCCGGAAGGAAAACAAGGAACTCAAAAACAGGATCGAGGAATTACTAACAAGAGTGCAGCTATAAAAAGCTGCATTTTTTTTGCATAAGTTCTGAAATTCAGTATATTAGTTGCGTGATGGTAAGATTATTGCACACACTACCTAATGGAACTGCTAGAGCTGCTTGCAGCGAAACATAAAGATTGGCTACAAATGGCCTATAGCTTCGGACTCCAAACAGAGGATGCCGAAGACCTGGTGCAGGATATGTACATTAAGATGTACAATATGTCTCAAACCAAAGAATTCATACCAGCAGAACGGACCTACCTATTCTACGTATACATCACGCTCCGTAACTTGTTCTACGACAACAAGAAAGCAGAGGTACCCACACAAGATATAACGACACTGCATCTAGCAATAGATGAAGAACCTGAAAACGACAAGGAAGCACTTGAGGTGCTCCTAGATAAGATGAGCCAATGCGTCGAAGACCTGCATTGGTACGATAAGAAGATCTTCGAGATCTACTACGGAAGAGGAGAAACGATCCGGCAATTAAGTAAAGGAAGCAAGATCAGCTCAAGTTCAATATTTAACACTATAAAGAATGTCCGAGAAACAATCAAAACCAAGTGCGAAGAAGAGTACAAAGACTACACCAAAGAAGACCTCTAAAGGACTAGGAGATACAATAGAGAAGGTAACCGAGGCTACCGGTATCAAAGCTGCTGTAGAATGGTTCAGTGAGGCCACAGGCATCGACTGTGGATGTGACGTAAGAAAGGAAAAGCTCAATAAGATATTCCCATACAAGAGCAGAGTGCTCTGCCTGGAACAGAGCGAGCACGAACAACTGAAATCATTCTTCGCTGAATTCAACGGAAGAGAAGTGCAGGAGAAATGGCAGGAGCCGCTCTCACGTATCCACGCACGCATCTTCGAGCACAAGTACTACATACCCTGTACCTGTAGTCCAAAAGAATGGAACAGAGTGATCCAGGACCTCAAGAAGGTATACAAGGAGTATGAAGGAGCTTGATCTGTATAACATAATCAAGCTCTGCTACATCCCGGACCTTGAGAAAAGCGAGAAGCAATACTCCAGCTTCGACTGCTACTCCTTGAGATACAAAATGGACATTGAACTCAAGTGCCGGAGAACTCACTACGATGAACTGATCCTGGAAAAGAAGAAATACGAAGCGCTAATGAAAAGAGCGGAGGAGTTTGGAACTAGGGCCTTCTACATAAACAGTACGCCCAAGGGAATATACTCGTTCAATCTATCTGCACTGACAGACCTGGAGTGGGAAACGAAATACCTACCCAAGAAGACAGACTTCCCCGAGCGCTACCACATAGAAAAAGAGATAACAATGCTACCCATAGAATTAGCAACAAGATTAGATGAAGAATAAATTTGCGTAGTAACTTAATAGTTACGTAATTAGAACAAACAAAAAGGACTAACAATGAAACAGTACACTTACAAAGACGTGATCAAGAGCTTCACGATCTTTATCCTAGCAACGGTAGCATTCGCAATCATCAACGGCCTCCTCGAGCAGTGGGCACCAACAGGTTACAATGGCTTATAGTAGAAAGATGATAAGACTCCTGGACGGAAGCCAGGAGGAGAAGCTGATACTAGAAGAGCAAGCAATAGATGACGACTTCTACTACGGCTACCTAGGAAAGGCTGCGCTCTCAAGCAGCAGCCTAAAGCAACTACTGCAAAGCCCAAAGACATACCACTATATGCAGAAGTATGCCCAACAGGACACCAAGAGCCTCCTGATAGGAAAGCTCTTCCATTGGGCAATACTAGAGCCACACAAGATGGATGAGGTACAAGTGGTAGATGTGCAGAGCAGAAACGCCAAAGCCTTCAAAGAGGCAAAGGAGGAGCACGGCCAGGTGATCACAAAGAAGGAAGAAGAAGAGATCCGAAGGCTGCAAGATGCGATGCTCCGAAACGAAAAGGTGCTCTCTTTCCTAAAGGGAGCACAGTTCGAAGTACCCTGCGTCGATATGCTAGGAGGATATGCCTTCAGAGCAAAGGCCGACATCATCCAGGACGGACACATCATCGACCTAAAGACCACAACAGACCTGAACGCATTCAGATACAGCGCAAGGAAATACGGATACGATGTGCAGTGCTACATCTACTGCAACCTATTCGACATACCCTACACCAACTTCCACTTCGCAGCAATAGACAAAGGAAGCCTAGACATCGGAGTCTACCACGTGAGCGAGGAGTTCTACCTTGCTGGAAGAGAAAAGGTCCAGCAAGCACTTGAACGATACAAGAGCTTTTTTGTAGACAAAAACGATATTGACAGTTATTATATAGAAGACACCTTATAATGGAAAGAGTAAAGATCGGTGCCGTAAGGCCAAACCCAAACAACCCAAGAACAATCAAAGGGCATAAGTTCGAGAAGCTCGTGAAGAGCATCAAGGACTTCCCGGAGATGCTCGACCTACGCCCAATCGTCGTCAATGACGATATGATCGTGCTAGGAGGAAATATGAGATTGAGAGCCTGCCAGGAAGCAGGCCTCAAAGAGGTGCCGATCATCAAAGCCAGCAACCTAACCGAGGAGCAGGAAAAAGAATTCATCATCAAGGATAACAGCTCCTTCGGAGAATGGGATTGGGATGCGCTAGCAAACGAATGGAACACAGAAGAGCTACTCGATTGGGGAATGGACTTCCCCGAGGATTGGGCACAGCTCGACGAAGAAGAAGCAAAAGACGATCACTACGAGCCAACAGAACAGACGGAGCTATATGTAAAGCAAGGAGACCTCATCACCTTCCACAAAGCAGATGAGGAGCTCCACCGTCTGATCTGCGACGACAGCACGTCCCACGACGTGGTGGAAAGGCTAACAGGAGACAAATACTACGACCTGGTAGTAACCGATCCACCCTACAACGTAGACTACGAAGGAAGCAACGGACTCAAGATCCAAAACGATAAAATGGGTGACGAGGACTTCCTAAACTTCCTCCAGGGATTCTACGATGCGAATGCACTCAAGACAAAGAAAGGAGGAGGATGGTATGTCTTCCACGCCGACAGCGCAAGCAATGCCTTCCGACTAGGCTGGCAAAGAAGCGGACTGCTCCTCAAGCAGTGCCTAATATGGGTAAAGAACAGCATCGTCCTAGGAAGACAAGACTACCAATGGAAACACGAGCCTATCCTATACGGCTGGAAAGAGGGAGCATCACACTACTTCATAAACGACAGAACAAACCCAACGGTAATAGAAGAAGAGGTAGACTTCAGCAAGATGAAGAAGGAGGAGCTCGTAAAGCTCCTCGAAGAAGTAAACAAGGAACAAAGCACGATCATACACCACGACAAACCATCAAAGAATGACGTGCACCCAACAATGAAACCTATCCCTCTAGTAGGGGACCTGATAAAGAACAGCTCACGAAGAGGTGAGATCGTCGGAGATCCCTTCTCCGGATCAGGAAGCACAATGGTAGCCTGTCACCAACTTGGAAGAAAATGCTACGGCATCGAACTCGATCCCAAGTACTGCCAGGTCATCATCGAAAGAATGCAGCAACTAGACGAACACATAACAATTAAAATAAACGGAGAGCAACTATAAGCAAAAGTTCTTACAATGAGGCCTTCGGCCCAAATCCCCGAAGGTATGGTTTGGTTTACCCGGGAAGACGTCGCTTACGTCCCCGGGCTCTCTAATTTAACACTATGGCAGCGAACAAAACTTTACAGAATAAAAAGCAACTCATTGATGCAATGGAGCAAAGCCTAGGTGTAGTTACCCAGGCCTGTAAGATGGTAGGCATATCAAGAGTCACCTACTACGACTATTACAATAACGATCCTGAATTCAAAGCAGCGATAGACGAGCTACAAAACGTAGCTCTAGACTTTGCCGAGAGCCAACTCCACAAGCAAATAAGAGAGGGCAGCACAGGAGCAACAATCTTCTATCTAAAAACCAAAGGAAAGAACCGAGGATACATAGAGCGCCAGGAGATACAACACGATACCGACACAGGCTTCAACATCAAGATCGTAGATGCAACTAGAGACTAATGTTGTATTCAGACACCTACTCCAAGCCGACAAGAAGATCATCATCGAGCAAGGAGGTACCCGTTCAGGAAAGACCTACAACATCCTGATATGGATAATATACTACTGCCTATCCGAAGCTAAAGGAAAGACCATCACCATATGCCGGAAGACATTCCCGGCAGTACGATCGTCAGTGATGAGAGACTTCTTCGAGATCCTCGAGAAGGTCGGGCAATACAATCCAGCAAACCACAACAAGAGCTCACACGAATATATGCTTGGCGGCAATATGGTGGAGTTCATATCCCTGGACCAACCACAGAAGGTGAGAGGTCGCAAGAGGGACCTCCTCTACATCAATGAGGCCAATGAGCTGCACTACGAAGACTGGCAGCAGCTGATCCTCCGGACCACAGGCCGAGTGATCATTGACTACAACCCAAGTGATGAATACCACTGGATCTACGACAAGGTCATACCAAGAAACGACGCACAGTTCCATAAGACCACCTACCTAGACAATCCCTTCCTGCCACAGACGATCATCGACGAGATCGAACGCCTAAAGGAAACAGACGAGCAATACTGGCAGGTCTACGGACTAGGAGAGAGAGGAGCGTCCAAAGCGCTCATCTTCCAATACCACGAAACAGACAAGATACCCGATGGTGCTAGATCAGTAGCAATGGGAATGGACTTCGGGTTCACGAATGATCCGACAACCCTCGTCGCAGCATACGAATACAACGGAGATCTATACTTTGACGAGAAGATCTACCAAACAGGAATGACCAACAGAGACATCCACAAAACGCTCCAGGGATTAAACCTGGACCGAAGAGCGGAGATCTTTGCAGATAGCGCCGAGCCAAAGAGCATCAAGGAGCTGCAACTATTCGGCTGGAACATCAAAGCCACAGCAAAAGGACCGGACAGCATAATGGCCGGTATCGATATGCTCAAGCGACACAAGCTCTACATCACCAAGGGAAGCGTCAACCTGATCAAGGAAATGAGAAACTACAAGTGGATAGAAGACACCAACGGAAAGATTCTAAACAAACCGATGGACCAATACAATCACGCCATCGACGCAATGCGCTACGCTACATACAACAGAATGGCTAGACCGAACTACGGTAGATACGCAGTAAGATAAAACAGAATCGAAAAAAACAGTTATTTATATATGCAGGTTGAAATCATCATACCGGAAGGTCTCCACGAGATAACCCTAGGGCAATACCAAAGATTCGTCTCGCTCAAAAGCGATGACGAGATGTTCCTAGCACAGAAGGCAATAGAGATCTTCTGCAACGTGCCGTTGATCATTATCAACAATATGCCCTACAAGGAAGTGACCAGGATCAGCAGCCGCATATTCGGATACTTCGATAGCAAGCACGCCCTAAAGAAAAGCGTCACCATAGGAGGAAAGGAGTTCGGATTCATACCGAACCTCGAGGACATCACCTTCGGAGAGTACGTCGACCTGGACACCACGATACCGGATTGGGAAACGATGCACAATGCAATGGCGATCCTCTACCGGCCCGTGATAAGCCGGGCCAAACAACTCTACAAGATAGAAGACTACGAGAGCAGCCATAAGTACAGCGAGACAATGAAGGAAGCACCTATGACAATGGTCTTCGGTGCCCTGGTTTTTTTTTGGAGTTTAGGAACGGAATTATCGATAGCTATGATGGAGTCTTTGGAGGAGGAGATGAATACAGCGTCCAAGCAAACTTCGCACGAAAGTGGGGATGGTATAGCAGCTTCTATGCACTCGCTAAAGGAGACGTTACAAAGTTTGAAGACGTTGCTAGGATCAGCCTCCATACAGCTATGATGTACCTAGAGTTTGAGAAAGAGAAGATAGAAACAGAACAAAGAATGCTAAAGAAGCAATGACAGGATACTACGACTTACTAGAGAAACTAAAGACAAGCCTAGAGGCCAACCCAAGCATCACTACGGTGACGACAGGAGACCTCCTCGAGGTAGACCTGGCGAAGCAAACGATCTTCCCACTAGCCCACATCATAGTGCAGAACGTAACCTTCTCCGATCACGTGATGACGTTTAACGTCAGTATCTTATTTGCTGATATAGTGGACTTCAACAAGTCCAACCCAAGGGACGGAGAGATCTTCAGAGGAAACAATAACGAGCAGGACGTGCACAACGCAATGCTCCAGGTGGCCAACAAGCTATGGACAGATATGAGCAGAGGCACAATCTTCTCGGATCAATACCAGGTAGACGGCACGCCTACAGCCGAGCCGTTTGTTGAGCGCTTCGATAACGAGCTAGCAGGATGGGATATGACACTAAACATAAGCATACCGAATAAAGACATCAGTGCCTGCGTTTGATCCAAAATACCTGCAAGAGACCTTCGATAAGTTCGGTAAGTACGTCGTGCAGCAAGCACGGACGAACCTCACCAAGAAGAAGAAGAATGTAAGCAAGAAGCTCTACAACAGCATCGGCTATGAGAGCAAGCCGAGCAAGAGTGGAATCAGCTTCAGCTTCGCATTCTCAATGGAGGAGTATGGAGACTTCCAGGACAAAGGGGTAAGTGGTATCAAGAAGAAGTACAATACACCGTACAGCTACCGAAACAAGAAACCACCAATCGGACCAATAGACAAATGGATCGTAAGGAGAGGATTCAAAAACATAAGAGACGAGCAAGGCCGATTCATAAAGAGACGCAGCCTTGCTTTTGCAATACAAAACAAGATATATAGAGACGGCATCAAACCGTCTCACTTCTTCACACGAGCCTTCACGCTCGGGTACAAGAGAATGCCACAAGAGATAAGAAAAGCCTTTAAGCTCGACATTGAAGAGTTTATGAAATACACCCTAAAAGATATATTCTAATGCCCATTGTATCACCACAAAGTTTAGTAGGAGCAAGAAGCCCTATATACATTACGGCTAACTATTCCTCTCTAGCCGCATCGCTTACCGATGTGACATTTGATATTTTTATTTGGACAGGAGCAAGAAACTCACGTCCTGCTTCAGCACAGTACACGCTGTTCCGTGACGTGTTCGCAGGAAACGATGTATCCTTCGACATTGCGCCAATGGTCAGAGAATACCTATCAAACAGCTACGAAGGATTCGATGCTACGGATGTGAGCTACGCTCCGGACGGCAGCGTAGTATGGGTGCAGATAGACTACGAGGTCAACTACATAAACAAGGCCACACCACCACAGACCATAAACGATACAGGAAGCAGCGACATCTTTGAATCAAGCAACGGATACCACATCTTTATTGAAGCAGCAAACAAAGAAGTGAATAAAGGATTCGCTAGTGTCAATGCTCAAAAATACATCAAGAATAACGGCAATGAAACAGTGCCGGTATATCTAGGTAAATGGGGAGAGGGCTACGACATCTACTGGGCATACAAGGATAGAGTGATTGCTGATGGAGGAACGGTAGAAGGCACTACCCTATGTGCTAACATCGGTCTCGAATACGTTGAGATCCTAGGAGACGGAGGATACAACATCGATATAAGAATGACAGAGAGCCAGCTCCAAAACCTTCAAGCAGAAGGAAGAGTGTTGCTACTGCCTTGTGGTGTAAGTAATCTAGGCACCTGGGTAGAAAGCGTCAGTGAGGTATTAACCTACACCAATTACTACGAAATCAACCTGAAGGATAAAGACGGAACTACACTAGACACACGTAGGTTCTATCCTACTTGTGAAGCGAAGTACACACCAAGCGTGATGCAGTTCATCAACAAAAATGGACTATGGGAAAGCGTCACATTCTTCAAGCGCAGCGAGGAAACAATAGACGCATCAGGAGAGCAATACAGAAAGTCAATAGGATCATCATCAGCCCTGGGATTCAGCTACTCAACTACCAACCCATTGTACCAACGCTACAATGTGAACGGAAGAAAAAGATTCACACTCAATACCGGATGGGTAGGTGAAGACTACAAACAGATCGTAGAACAAATGCTAATCAGTGAGCGAGTGATGCTCGATGGATTGCCGGTGAACGTATCAACACAAAACATCACGCTGCAAAAAAGCGTGAATGACAAAAACATCAATTATACCGTTGAGGTAGAAGAAGCATTCGACATACGCTATGTATAAAGTAGGGCTATATATCGACGGACAGAGAGCCGACCTATTCCAAGACGAGGGAATAGAGATGAACCTGACGGTGCAGAACATCAAAGACCTCGGAAAGGTCTTCGGTGACTTCAGCAATGGATTCACGATCCCAGCGTCTCCAGTCAACAATACGATCTTCAAGCACTACTACAACGTTGACGTCTCCGGAGGCTTTGCTGCCGCACAGCGAGTGACGGCATTCATCGAGGTAAACAACAATGTCTTCAGACAGGGAGTCCTAGAGCTCGAGCAGGTACAGATGAAGAAAGGAGAACCGTACGCCTACAGCGTATCGTTCTACAGCAAGACAACAAGCCTAAAGGACCTCATAGGAGAGGACCAGCTCAATGACCTGGACCTATCAGCCCAGGACCACACCTATAACGACACCAACATCGAGACAGGGATCAATGCCTACGTCAGTGGAACAGACAATGCTGTGATCTACCCAATGATCACTCCGGTAACGAGATGGTACTACGACAGTCAAGGATCACACGGTGACGGAAACATCCACTACCACAATGATCCGGACCACGGTGTAATGTACTACGACCTTAAACCAGCAGTCAAGATCAAGAAGATCATAGACGCTATAGAGGCAAAGTACGGAATCACCTTCAACAGCAACTTCTTCGACAGCACTGACTTCGGCAAACTATTTATGTGGTGCCACCGTCGAGCAGGGTATATGTTCAAGGACCAGCCCAATGGGAAGGAAGCAGACGTGATCATCTTCACGTCGGGAACAACAGGAGACTACAACCTAACTACGCAAGAGTACACAGTACAGACAGCGCAGGAGTCCGAGATACGCATAGCCTACAGCATCACATCATCAGACAGCTATAAGATTCAGATATTCATCAATGATGAGCTAGCAAGTAGCCGGTCACATACCGGCAACGGATCAGCAACTATCTACCTAGGCACCCTAAACATAGGAGACAGAGTACAGCTACGCTTTGCCGTCCCTGATGAATGGGACGGATCAACAGTGTCGATAGGATTAGTAAGTGCCGATGTAGAATACTTCTACTTGAGCAGCTGGAACCTTGGAGACTCCGTATCGAAGATCGGCCAGGCCATTACTACCCAGGTAGTAATATCGGACCAACTACCCGAGCAGAAAGTAGTAGACTTCCTATCAAGCCTAATAAAGCAGTGGAACTTGGTGATCGTCCCAACGTCACCAACGCAATATACAGTAGAGCCACTAGACGATTGGTACGCTGCTGGAACAACACACGAGATCACTCAATACGTAGACACGGAAGAGGTGACCATTAAAAAGCCCGAGCTATATCGAAGAATCTCATTCAGCTATAACGAAACGGAAGCAATCCTCGGAGAGACATACAGGCTTCAAAACGACATCGGCTATGGTGACCTACGGGCCGACTTCACATTCGATGCAGACGAATTTAATATTGAAGTGGGCTTCGACAATATGCTCTTCGAAAGGCTAACGGATATTTATACAAACGGAGTAGGCCTAACCGAAATCAACGTTGGCCAATGCGTGACTAGAGAGGAAGAACCGTACATAGGTAAACCAATTATATTCTATGCAGCAGGCAACCTGCGTATAGCATTAGCAAATCACTGGAGCTACACCAATATGAGCGGCAATGCTATTCAAAAGCAAGATATGTGGCTCATAGGAAACGTAAACAGCTCCACAGCAGAATCAGTGACGCAAACGCTAAACTTCGGAACCGAAGTAGATCCATACTTGCTCCAGGGCTTTACACAGAGCCTATACCAAAATTATTGGAGAGACTACATCACGGACCTGTACAATTCAAGCAGGAGAGTATTCAGCTACAAAGCACAGCTACCGTTAGGCGTGATGTTAAACCTCAAGAATAACGACAAGCTAACGATCCTAGAACGTAACTACATCATCAATAACGTGAAGCTGAACCTGACCACAGGTGAAGCAACACTAGAGCTATTAAACGAAGTGTAATGGGATACCTAAAATACATCATCAGCGCACTACCCGAGGTAGAAGCAAAGACTGAAAACATAGCGATAGCAAAAGGCAAATACGAAGAGCCAAAGAACTGGAAACAATACTTTAAAAGACTGAAGAATGGCCATTAAGGAAACGGTACAGATAGACGTAGAATCCAATGCAACGGACCAAACCAATGAATTGGTAGGTGCGATCAATGAGCTCAAGGATGCTATCAAAGAGATGTCCTCCGGCCTTGAGAAAGGCCTAGGAGACGTCGACAAGGGCCTCAAGGATACAAAAGACAGTGTCGAGGCGGTAGGCGAAACAGCAGGAAAGAGCGAGAAGGGCGTAAGCAAACTCTCCAAGGCCTTCGGTAATATCGGAAAGGCATCAGGGATCATCTTCCTTGTGGAGAAAGCAATGGAGATCCTATACGATCTCTTTAATAACAACCAAAGAGTAGTGGACGCCTTCAACACGGCGTTCAACTTCCTGCAAATAGCCTTCAGCGACTTCGTCAAGTTTATCGAGAGCAACATAGGAGGCATCACAGGATTCTTCAAAGACATCTTTGAAAACCCGGTAGAGAGCATAAAGTCCTTTGGTACGGCAATAGCAGAGAACATACTCGAGCGCCTGTCAAGTATATTGGATGTTGCCGGTTATGTTGGAAAGGCACTTAAAAGTTTATTCACAGGAGACTTTGCCGGTGCCATAGAGAACGTGAAAGAAGCAGGTAAAGAAATGGTCGATGTCTTTACCGGAGTAGACAACTCCGCAGAGAAGATAGCAGACGGCACCAAAAAGATAGCAGGAGCCGTAGTAGACTATACCAAGAAGACATACCAGGCAGCAGGAGCAATGACCGAGCTCAACAAGCAAGCCGAACTTGCTGATGTCATCAACCAGGGACTCATCGAGAAGTACGATCTACAAGCGGAACAACAAAGACAGATCCGTGACGACGAGAGAAACACCATCGAAGAGCGCATCGCAGCTAACAATCGCCTAGGGGAGATCCTAGACGAGCAAGAGGCAGCAATGCGAGCAAACGCACAAATCCGACTAGCCCAGGCACAACAGAACGCTAAACTTGACGAGAACAACATAGAGTTCCAAAGGGAACTGATTGATGCAAGAAACGAAGTAGCTGCAGTAGACGCACAGATCGCAGGATTCAGATCAGAGCAACTATCTAACCAGGAAGCACTCGAGCGTGAACTGCTCGAGATCGCACGAGGAAAGAAAGAAGCGGAGATCGAAGCCAATGAGATCAGCAAGCAAGCAGCAATCGATGCAGAGGAAAACACCCTGAAAAGACTCGAGCTGGAAAAGGAACTAGCAAAGGCCACAAAGGAATCACGAGTAAGCATCATCGAAGACGAGCTGGCCCTAACGAAGGAGGGCACAGCACGCTACCAGGAACTCCTAGACGAGAAACTACTCCTCGAGACAGAATACGCAGCAGAGAGCAAGCGTATCGACAGGGAGACAGAGCTAACCAAGCGTGAAGAGCGTGAGCAAACCATACAGATGGGCTACGACCTTACCAAGCAAGGCCTCGAAGCGGCAATGGCGCTATCGGAAGCCTTCGCTGGGGAAAGCGAAGCACAGCAGCGTAGAGCATTCAACGTACAGAAAGCACTATCAGCAGCCAACACCGTGATCAGCACAATCGAAGGTGCACAAAATGCATACACCACAGCACAGAAGAGTCCTATCACAGCAGCCTTCCCTGCCTACCCGGCTATCCAGGCCGGGCTTGCAACAGCATTTGGTATAGCGAAGCTCAAGCAGATTCAAAACCAGCAGTTCAATGCGAGCAGCGTGCCGTCGACAACGTCGGCACCGGCAACAGTTGGATCAAGAACTCCTCAATTTAATATTGTAGGAACCAGTGGAATTAACCAAATTGCACAAAGCCTAAACCAGGACCGTCCGGTAAGGGCGTATGTGGTAGGAAGCGACGTATCAACACAACAGCAATTAGATAGAAACAGAGTAAAAACAGCATCATTATGAAAATAGTAGAACTGATACTAGACGAGGAAGAAATGATGGCCGGAGTGCAGGCCATCTCTATTGTGGAGTACCCTGCAATCGAAGAGAACTTCGTGAAATTAAGCAAGGACCAGGAGATCAAACTAGCAGAGGTAGACAGTGAGCGCCGCATCCTGATGGGACCGGCACTCATTCCAAACAAGACGATCTACCGTAAGAACGGAGAAGACGAATACTACATCTACTTCAGCAAGGACACGATCCGTAAAGTAAGCGAGATGTTCCTTACCAAGGGAAACCAAAACAAGAGCACGCTAGAACACCAAATCGATCTGCAAGGATTGAGTGTGGTAGAAAGCTGGATCGTCGAAGGAGAGCAAGACAAAAGCCGAGCCTTCGGTATGGAGGTACCGGAAGGCACCTGGATGGTATCGATGAAGGTCTACAATGAGGACGTATGGGAAAAGTACGTGAAGACCGGAAAGGTGAAAGGCTTCTCCATAGAAGGCTACTTTGCCGATAAGGTGAATATGGGAAAACAGCTAGACCTCGAGGAGATCATCGATGAGGAACAACAAGCTGAAATACTCCTAGAGGAGATTCGCAAAGAGCTAGAAACGCTAAAAAGCGTTTCCGAAAATGCAACAAACAAGAAATAATTAGTTATTTATATATGAAAGCGACAGAGACTCTAAACAAAATCGCAAATCTGCTTAACGTAGATTTGTCAGCCCAGGAAGAAGTGAAGCTCGAGCAAATGCGTCTCGAGAACGGAACAGTAATCGAAGCAGAATCCTTTGAAGCAGGAGAAGCAGTATTCATTGTAACGGAAGACGAGCGTGTAGCCTTACCAATCGGCGACTACGAGCTAGAGAACGGAATGACGTTGATCGTAGCGGAAGAAGGAGTAATTGGTGAGATCCGTGAAGGTGAAGTAGAGGAAGCTCCAGCAGCCGAAGAGCCTGCTGAAGAAGTAGAAGCTGCAGAAGAAGAGATGGCCTACGCTACCAAAGAGGAGTTAGGTGCAGCTATCGATGAGCTCAAAGGAATGATCGAAGAGATCAAAGGAATGATGGCTCCGAAAGAAGAGGAGATGGCGAAAGAGGAATTGTCTGCAAAACAACCTGCAGCAAAGCCAATCAAAGCTAACCCGGAAGCAAAGCAGCCTACAAGTATGAAGGCCTTCGCTCACGCAGCGAAGTCTACTACCCTGGACCGAGTGCTTTCTAAAATCGCACAACGATAATGAAGCAGGTAGAGAAGATCTGGTCAGAGATGGCCTCAAAGAAAGCAGAGCTTTCCAAAGAGAAGGTGGAGCTGTCAGTTATCGGTGATCTTAACAAACTTGCTCAAGAAGCAAAAGACCTGCAAGGTGATATCGAGCGTTCAGAGCAAGATATGAAAGACCTTATTGATTCTATGTCAAACATCGGAATGCAAGCAGGAGAAGAACTAGACTATGCTGAAAAGCTAGATGACGATCTTGAAAATGCAATCAGAACAGCGCTAAACGCTGCTGAAGCATTGGGTATTGGCAAAGTTCCTGAAATTGACGACGCAGTAGAAAGAAGAGCAAATCTGCGTAAGGCATACAATGACGCCTACGCACAGTGGAAAAAACTAGACTTTTAAATGAAAGCGCTATACAACCTTTGGTCTGAAATGGCCAAACCGAAACAAGAGCTAGCTTCCCAGGAAGTGAAGCTGTCTGCAGTAGAAGAACTAGAGCGCAGCACTGATGTGTTTCTTGACGAAGCAAGAGAGCTAGAAGGTTATATTTTGGATTTCGATCAACATATGGACCGTGCACTCGGAACATACAGAATGATGCTAGGACTCTACGAATCGCTAGATTCTGAATTAGGTGATTTTGATCAACAGATTGACAAGGTAGCTGCAGCAGCAAAAGAGATTGGAGTAGACGTCCCTGAACTAGACGAAGCTCGTAAAGCTATGAGATCAGCTGAAGAAGCATATGCGGATGCAGAGGAGCGCATCCGCAAATACAATTTACTATAAAATTAATTTAATCAAAAACGAATAGAAATGGCAACATCTATTACTACAACTTACGCTGGCGAATTTGCAGGTAAGTACGTGTCAGCTGCTCTATTGAGCGCAGACACAATTGAAGGCGGTGGTATCACCGTTAAGCCAAACGTGAAGTACAAAGAAGTAATGAAAACTCTTTCTACTAACGCATTGGTAAAAGACGCAGCTTGTGACTTTGCTGATCAGTCAACAGTGACTCTAGCAGAGCGCATCTTGCAACCGGAAGAGTTCCAGGTAAACTTGGAATTGTGTAAGAAAGACTTCCATTCTGACTGGGAAGCAGTACAAATGGGCTACAGCGCATTTGACAACTTGCCTCCTAGCTTCGCTGACTTCTTGTTAGGTCACGTGATTGCTAAAGTAGCACAGAAGACAGAAGAGAACATCTGGAAAGGTGTAACTGCTAACGCAGGTGAGTTTAACGGCTTCGCTACTTTGTTGGCTGCTGACTCTGACGTAATCGACGTAACAGGTACTACAGTAACTGCTGCAAACGTTATCACTGAATTGGGTAAAGTAGTTGACGCTATCCCAACTGCAGTATACGGTAAAGAAGACTTGTACTTGTACGTATCAAGCAACGTAGCTCGTGCATACGTACGTGCTCTAGGTGGCTTCGGTGCTTCAGGTTTGGGTGCGAATGGTGTGCGTAACGAAGGAACAACTTGGTTCAATGGTCAAGACTTGGCTTTCGACGGCGTTAAATTGTTCGTAGCTCCAGGTATGACTGACAACGAGATCGTAGCTGCACAGAAGAGCAACTTGTTCTTCGGTACAGGATTGTTGTCTGACCACAACGAAGTGAAGTTGATCGATATGGCTGACTTGGACGGATCACAAAACGTTCGTGTGGTTATGCGCTTCACTGCAGGTGTTCAGTACGGTATCGGTAGCGACATCGTATACTACACCTAATCAATAGGACATAGATAGATGAAAGGGCAGGTGGGCAAAAGCCTGTCTGCCCTTTTTAATTTAAACGAATAAAAGAAAGAAACAATGGCGTGCGATTTAACACAAGGCCGTAAGGCACCCTGTAAAGACGTAGTAGGTGGAATCACTGCTGTCTACTTTGCTGACTACGGTGACGCTGGAACAGCGACACTAGGCACAGACGGTGAGATCACAGACTTCTCTGCAGACTTCACGGTATACAAGTATGAGCTAAAAGGAAACAGCTCATTCGAACAATCAATCAACTCTAGCCGCGAGAACGGAACAACCTTCTTCGAGCAGACGTTGAACCTAACCTTGCCTAAATTAAGCAAGGAGGACCACAATGAGATCAAGCTACTTGCTTACGGTCGTCCACAGATCTTCGTACAAGACTACAATGACAATTTGTTCGCAGTAGGTCTAGAGCACGGAGCAGAGGTAACCGGAGGAACAATTGTGACAGGAGCGGCAATGGGTGACCTATCAGGATACACATTGACATTCACTGCCCAGGAGGTACTACCTGCTAACTTTGTGAACGGAGCAACAGCAGCAGATCCATTCGGTGGATTGTCTACATCTACAGTTAATGTAACTGAAGGAACGAACTCTTAATCAGCCCAAGAGTAAGTAAACACAGGGGACGGCATAACAGCCGTCCCTTTTTTTTGCACAAAACCGGATTTTTCAGTTATTTATATATGCACATAGTAAGAACTGACAATCAACTCCTGAAGATCACACCAAGATCCTATTCAACGGACCAGGTGACGGTAACGGTAACAAACGAGACGACAAACACGTCACAAGAGCAAACGCTCACACCGGTAGCATCAGGAAACCATATGAACATCACCGGCACATTTACTTTTGCGCAAGGTATTTTTTACTATTTTGTTGTGTCTCAAGGAGGCAATGAGATCTACCGAGGTAAGATCTTCTGCACAGACCAAACAGACCTAGAGAAGTACACGGTTAACCAGGGACAATACGAAACATACGAAAAGGCTAACGCCAATGAATACATAACCCTATGATGAAGGTACACAGCATCAATCTGTCGAGCTACACGAGACCTGCAGTCATCGAGCAACGCAACAAAGACTACGTTGAATACGGTGAAGATAACAACTACTATCAATACCTGATTGATCGCTACAACGGCAGCCCTACAAATAACGCCATTATAAACGCTGTAAGCGACTTAATCTATGGAAAGGGGATAGACGCTACAGACAGCTCTAAAAAGCCAGGAGAGTACGCTCAAATGCGTTCTCTTGTTCATCCGTCCTGCTTGAAGAAAGTGACAGCCGATCTTAAAATGATGGGCCAATGTGCTTTCCAGGTAATCTACAGTGCGGACCGTCGTGTCGCACAAGTAGAGCATATGCCTATTCAAACGCTCCGAGCAGAGAAGATGAATGACGAAGGCGACATCGAAGCATACTATTATGCTGCAGATTGGACCAAGGTAGGCCCACAGCACAAGCCGGAACGCATCCCAGCGTTCGGATACAGCAGCGAGAACCTAGAGATCCTGGTAGTACGCCCTTACAAAGCAGGATACTACTACTACAGCCCGGTAGACTACCAAGGAGGACTACCTTATGCAGAGCTAGAAGAAGAAGTAGCAAACTACCACCTGAACAACATCAAAAACGGAATGGCACCGTCGATGTTGATCAACTTTAACAACGGAGTGCCTGACGAGGAAGAGCGTCTCCTGATAGAGAGACGCATCCTAGACAAATGGTCAGGATCAAGCAATGCCGGTAGAGCAATCATTGCCTTTAACGAGAGCAAAGAGCTAGCAGCGACAATCGATCCGGTACAACTATCGGACGCAGCGCAGCAATACGAGTTCCTATCCGGAGAAGCAATGCAGAAGCTGATGGTCTCACACCGTGTGACCTCACCAATGCTCCTAGGGATCAAAGACAACAGTGGACTAGGAAACAACGCCGAGGAGATCGAGACAGCAACGCTGCTCTTCGACAACACGGTGATCCGTCCATTCCAGGAGATGATCCTCGATGCGCTAGATCAAATCCTAGCAGTAAACGACATCAACCTGGACCTATACTTCAAGACACTGCAGCCGTTAGAGTTTACGGACAGAAGCGCAGCAGCAACAAAAGAAGAAACAGAGAAGGAAACAGGAGAGAAGCTCTCCACCTGCCTATCAGAGATGCCCAAGCAATACGATAACTACGTAGACGAGCTCATAGGGCTCGGCGAGGACATCAATGAAGAGGAGTGGGAACTAGTAGACGAGAGAGAGGTCGACTACGACCAGGAGGAAGCGCTAGATAAGATGATCGGCCTAGCCAGCACAGGAACTGCACGCCCACGTGCAAAGAGTGAGCAGGATGCCGAGAAAGAAGGCGTCACTTTCCTAGTGCGCTACCAATACGCACCTAACAGAGCAGGAGCAGACAGCAGAGAATTCTGCAAGAAGATGGTCGCAGCAAACAAGGTCTACCGAAAGGAAGACATCGTAGCCCTGGACAATAAAGTGGTAAATGCCGGGTTCGGCCCTTACGGAGCCGACACCTACAGCATATGGCTATACAAGGGAGGACCAAGATGCCACCACAAATGGTTTAGAAAGACCTATATGAGCCGCAATGGCGTCAAGCCGGATCCAAGCTCACCAAATGCAAAAACGGTCAGCAGAAGCGAAGCTAGAAAGGCAGGATTCAATCCACCAAGCAACCCTAACAAGGTAAGTGTGGCTCCAAACAAAATGAAGAACAAAGGATTCATCAATCCGAAGAGTCCTAAAGACATTCAACCCGGTATCTAATGGCTACAGCACTATTCATAAAAAGAGACGACCTGGTTCGAAACACGTTCCTCTCCGGGAATGTGGACACGGACAAGTTCATCCAATTCATAAAGATCGCCCAGGAAGTACACGTACAGCAGTACCTAGGTACGAAGCTATACGAGAAGATAAGCAATGAGATCATCGCCGGTACATTGTCCGGCGACTACCAAACGCTGGTAGACACGTACGTGCAGCCAATGCTTATCCATTGGGCAATGACAGAGTACCTTCCGTTTGCGGCCTTCACGGCCAGCAACGGAGGTATCTACAAGCGCCAGGTAGAGAATGGCGAGACAGCATCAAGAGAGGACCTATCCTTCCTGATCGAGAAAGAGAGAAACCTAGCCGAGTACTACACTCGCAGGTTTATCGATTTTATGTCTTTCCACCAAAGCACCTACCCGGAATACAACACCAACAATAACGAAGACATATACCCACTAAAAGATAGCACGTTTAGCGGATGGATGCTGTAGTAAAGAAATACACACCAAAACAAAAGAACATCAGGAAGCTCAAAGTTTACCTGAAAAAGATAGAGAAGAAGAATGGCAACTGACGAAAAAGGCTACGGATCAATCTACGGGTCTACCTGGTGGGGATCGGGAGACGCTTTCACCAACACCATAGGTTGGGGAAGCGCAATGTTTTACATTTTAGATCCAGCACAGTTTCAACAAAGAGCTTTGGCTGACGGAGCAACAATGGAGGCATTCGAATGTGTCTCCAAGCAGCTACGTAGATATCCCCAGGCCGATCGAGGCCGTCAACTGATGGACGCATACGATGCAAGAGTTACTGCAGCATCCGGATCAACGGAGGCAAGGACCTGTACAATAAATGAACTAAACGATTTATTCTAATGAGTTTATATAAAGATGCCAGCTTGGTTATGATCCCAAGCGCATATAAAGACGGAAAGCTGTATAGTATTAGACCTACTGATGGTAGTGGAGATTTTACTTTTAGTAGGGGTTCAAATCTTGCTGCTACGAGGGTAGATGTTAATGGCTTAATTGAGAAGGGTAGAGAGAATC